TCAGAGGAGCAGGGGCTGCTATCAAAGGTATGAAATTTACAGGAGTTAAATAATGTGGTTACAAGCAATTAAATTAGCAGCACAAGCTGGATCTAAGATATACGCAAATAGACAAAAAGCAAAAATGGCTATGTCTGAAGCACAATTATTACATGCTGAAAAACAAGCGCGTGGTGAGGAAGCTTACCAAGGTAAATTGTTAGAAGCTAGGCAATCAGACTGGAAGGACGAAGCCGTCCTTATAATCTTATCAACTCCAGTAGCTGTACTTGCATGGGCAGTCGTATCAGACGATCCAACTGCGATGGATAAAGTTAAATTGTTCTTTGATATGTTTTCGCAACTTCCATCATGGTTTACAAATCTGTGGATTCTTGTAGTGGCATCGATTTATGGAATAAAGGGTACACAAATCTTCCGTAACGGTAAGAAATAGCATTGCAATATATTCTAAAAAAGTATAAATACTTCTCATGATTAGAGGAGATAGCGCTGACTACGATTTATTAGATAAGTGGTCTAAAAATTTTGACTGCCAAGGTCACTATTCTTGTGAAATAGGTGTTAGAGAAGGACAAGGATCTCTAATAATTATGGATAATGTAATTAATAATTATTTTCACATAGGTGTAGATCCTTATGGTGATATTAAATACAAACATTTTGATAACGATGAAAAATACTATTGGGAAGGGACAACTGATGGAAAACCTCCAACTTACCCTGATTCAATGCGAGATCAAATGATTAAAGATTTTGAAGATTACACAAGAAGAGGAAAATATCATTTTGTAAATAAAACAGATATAGATTTTATGAACGATGATAATTACAAAAGAATGATTTTTTCTTTTGTTTTCTTTGATGGACCTCATACGACAAAGGATGTTTTAAGAGAAGCTATATGGTTTGCTGATAGATCAGGTAAACACACAAGATTTATATTTGATGATTTTAAATATTATGGAATGGATAAAATAGCCCACGTATTAGAAAATTGGGGATTTAAAACAATAGAAGTAGGAGACAATAAAGTTTTGTTAGAGAAAAATGGCTGATGTAGATTACGGAATTGTAAGAAGAGTTGCAACGAAGAGAGTTGAAACTTTAAAAGATAATTTAATGTACTCTGTTGACAATACTAATGATCTTCACTATATTAGAGGACAGATCAAGGGCATTGAGTCCTTGCTACAGGATCTAAAAGACCTGCAGGAAAAACAACAGGAGCTAAATGACAAAGAACTCAGAGGTTTCGAAGACGGAAATACCTAAACGTACCGAAGCTTTATTAGATAACTACAAATCAAAAGACGAAATAGAAGAGACAAGGCTTGATGTAAAAGCTGTTGAGGGTAATGAAGATCTACTTGCTAGACTTCCTGAACCAACAGGTTACAGAATTTTAGTTTTACCATACGCTGGTCCTAAAAAAACTAAAGGCGGTCTTTATCTTGCTGATACAACTCAAGACACAATACAGATGACAACCGTATGTGCATATGTATTGAAAGTCGGAGATCTAGCCTACAAAGACAAAGAAAAATTTCCTAATGGCCCTTGGTGCAAACAAGGCGATTGGATAATTTTTGGACGTTATGCAGGATCTAGATTTAAAATAGAAGGCGGAGAAGTCCGTATTCTAAACGATGACGAGATAATCGCTAAAATTAAAAACCCAGAGGATATCTTGCACGCATACTAATCACATACGCAAAAACAGGAGCTACTATGGAAACACAGAACGAAGAAATAAAAAAATCGCCTGAAGTTGAATTAGATACAGATGGCATTCAAGAACAATCAGTAGAAGTCAAAGAAGAAAAAGTAGAATCTACTGAACCTGACTTACCAAGAGAAGAAGTTGATTTAGGATATACTAAACATGAAAAATCTGAAGGTATTGAAGGAATTAAAGTTGAAGAAATTAAAGAAGAAAAAGAAGAAAAGCCTAAAGAAGATTTAGCTGATTATTCTGATTCTGTTAAAAAAAGAATTGATAAGTTAACTAGAAGATACAGAGAAGCTGAAAGAAGAGAAAAAGCTGCTTTAGACTTTGCAAAAGGTATTCAAAAAAAATATGATGACCTTAACGGAAGATTTGACAAGACAACAAAAAGTTATGTTGAGCAATATTCTGCAAGAGTAGAAGCAGAGCAATCAAAAGCTAAAGCTGCATTAAGAGATGCTATAGCAGAACAAGATGCAGAAAAGATTGCTGAAGCTAATGCTAGAATTGCAACATTAGCAGTTGAAGCAGAAAAAGCTAAAATGTCTTCTAGAGAAGTAGAAGCAAAAGCTCCTACTAAACAACCGACTCAAGAAACGCAAGCACCTCAGCCTCAGTACGCTGAACCATCCCCTAAAGCAAAAGGTTGGGCGGAGAAGAATGAATGGTTTGGAACTGATAAGTTTATGACAAGTGCTGCATTTCAAGCTCACCAAGATTTGCTCGACCAGGGGTTTGACGCAGAGAGTGATGAGTATTATAATGAGATAGACAAAGTTATGAGAGAGAATTTTCCTCATAAATTTGGTCAAAAACAGGAGCAAAAGAAACCCGTCCAGACTGTTGCTTCTGCCCAAAGAAACCAAAGCGGACGCAGATCAGTGAAACTCACTCGTTCACAAATAGCTATTGCTAAGAAATTAGGAGTGCCACTAGAGGAGTACGCAAAATACGTGAAGGAGAATGCAAATGGATAATGATAAAAGAACCTCACGCGAGTCAGATAGTAGAAAAGCAAATATGCAAAAAACTAGCTGGACTCCACCATCCAGTTTGGATGCACCACCTGCACCACAGGGTTTTGCCCATCGTTGGATAAGAACATCTGTGGCTGGTTTTGATGATACGGCTAACGTAACAAAAAAACTAAGAGAAGGTTGGGAGTTTGTTAGAGCAGAGGAGATAAAAAACTCACCTGATATACACAAATATCCAATCGTTAAACAGGGACAATATGAAGGGTGTATAGGAATTGGAGGCCTTGTGTTGGCAAGGATACCTGAAGAGATATTAAAAGCTCGCGCTGAGTATTTTCGAAGTATTACTCAAGACCAAATAAACGCGGTTGATAATGATCTTATGAAGGAACAACGACCTGAAATGCCGATCAATATTGATAGGCAAAGTAGAGTTACCTTTGGTGGTAGAAGTAATAAAAACTAATTTTTTAGAAATATCTACCCACGAATAAGTAACTTTTAATTGTTAATATAATAGGAGAACAAAAACTATGGCAAACGTAAGTGAAAAGTTCGGTCTAAGACCGTACAGAAAACTAGACGGTACACCTTTAGTTGGAGCTCAGAACAGATACACAATTAAAAGCGGATATGCAACTGCAATCTATCAAGGGGACTTAGTAGTTCCTGTTTCCACTGGAAACATTGAAAGATACTCAGCTGCAAATGACGCTGGATTGTCTACTGCTGTTGTGGGTGTGTTCAATGGTTGTTTCTACACTGATCCAACTACTCAAAAGCCAACTTTCAGAAACTACTACCCAGGTAGTATTTCTGCGAGTGACATAACAGCTTTTGTTGTAGATGATCCAGATGCGGTGTTCTTAGTAGATGCTGATGCAGTATTTGCAAGAGCCGATCTTTACAGAAACTACGCTGTTACGAACACAACAGGTGTAACGCAAACTGGGCTTTCAAAAACCCAATTAGACGTTTCGAATTCAGGAACTACAGTATCATTCGTATTACAAGCGATTGATATTTCGCAAGATCCTAACAATTCGGACGTTGCAACATCAAATGCTAATATCTTGGTGAGAATAAACCACCACCAATATAGAAGCAGAACAGGCATAGCATAATAGAGGAGAATAACTATGGCAATATCACGATCGCAACTAGTCAAAGAACTAGAGCCAGGTTTGAATGCTTTATTCGGCCTGGAATACAACAGATATGAAAATCAACACGCAGAGATTTTCCCGTCTGAAACATCTGACAGAGCTTTTGAAGAAGAAGTAATGTTAAGCGGTTTCGCTTCAGCACCAACTAAAGCAGAAGGTGCAGGAGTTGTGTTTGATACAGCAGGTGAAACTTTCACAGCTAGATACACACACGAAACTATCGCTTTAGCATTCTCAATTACTGAAGAAGCTATCGAAGATAACCTATACGACAGACTTGCTGCTAGATACACTAGAGCATTAGCAAGATCTATGTCGAACACTAAACAAGTCAAAGCTGCCGCTGTATTAAACAACGGGCAAGTGGCAACTGTAACTGGTGGTGACGGAGTACCGTTAATCGCAAGTAATCACCCACTAGCAACAGGAGGTCAATTCTCAAACGTATTGGCTACAGCAGCTGACCTTAACGAAACATCTTTGGAACAGTCTTTAATCGACATCCAAGCATTCGTTGATGAGAGAGGATTAAAAATCGCTCTTAATGGTGTGAAAATGATAATTCCAAAAGAATTACAATTCACAGCTGAAAGATTGATGAAATCACCTCAAAGAGTTGGCACAGCAGACAATGATATCAATGCATTAGCTAACATGGGTATGATTCCTCAAGGTTACAGAGTGAACAACTACCTAACTGATACTGATTCATTCTTTATCTTGACTGATGCACCAAACGGTTTTAAACACTTCGTAAGAAGCCCGATTAAAACTGCAATGGAAGGTGACTTCGATACTGGTAATGTTAGATTTAAAGCTAGAGAAAGATACTCTTTTGGATTCTCAGATCCAAGATGTGTATTTGGTAACGGTAAATTACCAACTAGCTAATACTAATTAACAGTATTACATATTAAAGGGCGGTGCGTTTGCATCGCCCTTTTTTTTATGTTATGTGATAAAATGTTTTTTTTATCTTACGTAATTAATAAAAATTTCAATAATACCATTAAAAAAGAAATTTATGGATTAAAAAAATATTGGAAAAAAGATTTAAAGAATGTAAAAGCATTATCATCTGGTTTTCAACCATCTTACTTGTTTTTTGATATTATTAAAAAAGAACTTACTAATGAATTATATAAAATTTTAAATAAAAAATATAAACCCTCTTATTGGTGGGCAAATTTTTACGAGCCAGGTCACTTCACAAAATTACATCGTCATAGTCCTGAAAAAATAAGTAGTATAGTTATAATAAAACCTGACAAGTCAAATCCTCTATATTTCGATTTAAAACATGGTATTTTGCAAGTAAAAGAGGAGGAGGGACTGGTGCTTTTATTTGATTCTCAGATAGATCATGGTGTAAATATTTGTAAAGAAGAAAGAATTTCACTCGCTATGGATTTTGTACAAGACATCTAGTATAATAAAAAAACCTAGAATAAATTTATTATGTCGACTGGCTAGGCAGACGGTATAGAGACGACATAACGAACGCTATACAAAGGAGAAATTATGGCAAGTACAACATTTAACGGACCAGTACGTTCAGAGGGTGGCTTTCAAATGGCTACTAAAAACTCTGTTACTGGTGCAGTTACAACAAGAATGAGCTCAGGAATGCCTGATCTAACAGGTTTGCTTTTCGCAGACACAGCAACAGCTGCAAACATCACTATCGCTGATGGAATTATTGCAGCTGTAAACTACACAGGTGCAGCAGCATGTGCTGTAGCATTACCAGCAGCAACAAGAGGAGCTATTGCTGTTTATGTGCAAGCTAAAGACACAGCAGGTGGAGTTAACACATTAACTTTTAACGCAGCTGGAACTGATGTTTGGGCGACAGGTTCTTTAATTGAATCAAGAGCAGCAAACGAAGTAACTTTTGATACTTCAGCAGCAGGTGAAACACAATTAGTTTTCACTCCAGCAGATGCAGCAACTAATCTTTTAACAACTGGTGGCAAAATTGCTTTCATGTGTTTTGAAGATGGTGTATGGCACATTGCAACTGAATTCACTGGTGCAGCAGCAGCTGTAACTGGTGCGTTTGCGTTTGCAGCGTAATAATTAAACTGGAGCTCCTTCGGGAGCTCCTAATTAGGAGATAATATGTCAAGTACAAGTATACAGGCAAAAATGTTTAAAGCAGTTGCAGCTAGTACGACAGCAATCGCTGCTGTACAAACTGTTGGTGCTGCAGGTGAGTTAACTCTCACTGGAACTTCGGTAAACGATGGTTCAAACATGGCGACTACTGTTACTTTAACTTCCGCTTCTAACAATGCATCTGTTGGGTTTACAATTACTGGAACTGACCAAAACGGTGATGCTGCAACTGAAACAATTGCAACAGGACCTAATGCCAATACAGTAACTGGATCCACTGCTTTTCTAACAGTAACTAAAATTGAGTTTGATGCTGCGATAACTGCAGTATCAGCTGGATTTACTGCAACTACAACGACACAAGGAATTGTTTTTGCAGGAGCTACAAGAGTTAGAGGTATGCATGGAGTATCGGCTGCTTCAACAGCTGGTGCTATGATCATAAGAAATACATCTCACTCAGGAGAGAAAAGATTAGAACTAGATGCACCCGCTGCAGCTGGTATGATCGATCCTTACATCCCTGATGAAGGAATAAGATATCCTAACGGAGCCTACATTGATATTAGTGGTGGTTTCGACAGTGTAACGGTATTCTTTGATGGAAGTTACTAAGTATACATTAGAGCTTTTAAATTTAAAACGTGGAGGCGATGTTCAGCCTCCGCGTAGTAAAAAATACTATCGTTCTACAAAAAGTGGAGCAGGTATGACAGCTGCAGGAGTAGCTAGATACAGGAGAGAAAACCCTGGATCAAAACTTAAAACAGCTGTAACAGGAAAAGTAAAGGCAGGATCTAAAGCTGCTAAGAGACGTAAATCATTTTGTGCAAGAAGTGCAGGTCAAATGAAAAAGTTTCCAAAAGCTGCTAAAGATCCAAATTCAAGATTAAGACAAGCAAGGAGAAGATGGAAATGTTAAATAAAATATGGCAAAAAGTATTATGGGTAGTAAGAACTATTTGTAATAAAATTAAAAGTCTTTGGAACAAATGGGTAAACTGGGTATTCAAAGGATTTTATAAGTAGGTAATTTATGGCGTTAAAGATCGGGGAGGACCAAGCCGTACAGATGCCTATGAAGACGGTTGCCTCATTGATCGCGATCGTAGCAATTGGCGTGTGGGGCTATTTCGGAGTTATAGAACAGATTAATAAACATGAAACAAGATTAGAACTGATGGAGTCTGATCTTGAAAAAAATACAGAGTTTAGAATAAAATGGCCGCGTGGAGAAATGGGTTCATTGCCCGCA